TTAATAAACCATTGCTGCTCCACATTCCCCGAGAATGGGCCAGAACCGATACGGATCATTATGCGGCTGGCGTTAGCTCCTTCAGACTCGAAACTCATGTTTTGGAAAATGTTGTGCGTAGTGATCGAACTACACGTATTCTGACGAATGTCCAAGCCTATGTCGGAATTGTTTCCTGAGATACCATCCTGAAGAAATACGGCAAAACCGTCCCAAATCATCCAAGAGGCACAATTTATGTCGAATACAGGACCGCCGTGGTTTGCTCCTTTCCAGACTACGGACGGCATTAGTTGGCTAAGAACTCCAGGATGCTGCCCCCCCTTTGCTTTAATCCAAAGACCTTTAACCGTATGGATGTTGATAGTCGAGGAAACTTCTATCCGGCATCCCAGAGGAATGTCCAGTTCCGAGAAGTTAGGAGTAGCGTTTATAGCTGCCTGAAAAGCAGTAGTGTTGTCAATTCCTAGTCCGCAAATCACTCCGTAATCCCGCACGTCTAAAACTGGCTTCGTCTGATATATCAGAGGTTGATTTACGCCACTGGACACAGCCTGAGAACCATTTGCTACACCAGCAGGCACGCCCCCAGACTGAACCCATGACAGAACTCCGCTCGCATTTTCCGACAACACTTGATTTCCAGAATTATTTCCGGGGAAACAGACCCAATTAGTTCCGTTGTAAAACATTATCGTTCCGGATTGGGAAGCTACCCCTAGGCAAGCCAGCAGCGTATCAAGTTCCGTAAAGTTGGCATTGAGGGAAGTTCCCCAGTTCTGTGAACCAGCAAGTGGAATGTTCAGGTGAAGGTTTGGCGTCGTTTGCCCAAGGCTTCTAACTGGAAGCGCGAGTAGAAGCAAAAGCAGACCCGTGGTCACTAATTTTCGCATTTAGCGCGTCACCAAAGCAGTGATGGTTACCGGGTTCGGCAACGTCTTGACGTACACGCGCACGTACTTTGCCCAAAACGTTGGCAGTTCCACTCGTCCAACATTGGACGCATTCAATCCTCCGGTCAGAGACGAGATCGTCACGAAAGAAGAATCCTTGTCCTGATCCGCCGTTTGTACATCGACTTCGAACACTCCCGGAGAGGCGCTGAATCCAATCTCGAACGAAACTCCAAAGGGATAGAATGCGCTCTTGATGCGCTCAAGCTGCACGGCAATGCTGGCGGAAGCGTTGCTCCCGTTGGCCGCTGCCACCTGGTTCGGTGGAACCGTCGCCGCCGTGAACAGGTATTGCTGTTCGTTCGACTTGAGAAGGTTCGCGAGCCCAGGACCGGGATAAGGCCCGCCCGCAAGGTTGACCGGATTGCCGTAAGGATTCAGTGGCATATTTTTCTCCCTTTACATCCTGCCAACATTAAGCCCCCCGTTGATGGTCGCGAATGGTTCACCGGCATTATTCTGGTCCGGACGGTATCGGTTGAAGTAGAGTTCCGCCAAGTCCCGATCGCGGTCCTTGATTGGCTTGATCGCAATCTTGTACTGCGCCTCTGCCGCTTCCGCCAGGAACCTCCAATCGGCGCCAGATCCGCGCTGCATTTCTTCCCCTTTTTGCGCTTCCTTGAACAGAAATGCTGCTTCCTTGGCCCGCCAGAGCACGGCTTCTTCCGTCAAGGGGTAGGGAACCGCGTCTCCCCCGTTTACCAAGAGCGGTCCTCTGCGGAGATAGGAGAACGAGTACGGCAGGACGCTCAAGGGTTGCGGCCAGAGTTCGTAAAGCATGTTTCCAGCCGTCGAACTCAATTGTCTCTGATCCGTTTCGTAAGGAACGATGTAGGCAGGATCGTCAAAGACCGTGCGCTCTGGATCTTCAAACGACAAATCCTTTTGGCTCTTGGACCAAAAGTCCATTGGAGCGTTGTTGGTTGTGTCTCTGGCCGAAAGAAATCTTTTGAAATCCGGTACAGGAACAGAAAAGTACGCTTGGTAAATCATGTACCCCTGTCCCACTCCTCCCGGCTCCATCCACGGACGATCCAGAGTTAGGACTCCAGAGCCGCCACCCCCGCCCCCATACGGCCCGATATTGTAACCGCCAGTGTTATATCCTCCAGAGCCGTTGGGAATCACGAATCCGACGATGTTGTAGAGCGAGTAGAACGGGCTGCGGATTTGCAACTGGGTGAACAGCGGCATGCTGCCAGCGTTTGTGTACGCAAGCCATGCCGCGGTCGCTACGGCATCTCCCACAACCTGATTGGAGTAGGGAATAAACGTAACCGTCCCCGCGCTATTCCCCGGACCTGTAGGAAATAGAAGCCCTGGAGTGAGCCATCCACTTTCTTTCAACTGCCACGACCACATTTGAGAGTCGTAGATGATTCCCAAGGCTTCGTTGATGAGCGTCTTGGCATAGGACGAGGGTGTCCCTGGAACTTCCAAGACCATGCGTTGAACCATTGAATTAAGGCTCATCGACTACTTCTTGTGTCCCTTCTTGTACGTCAACTGCTTCTTGACGATGTGCTTCATGGGATAGCCTTTGTGCTTCATGTGCGTCTTGCGCGTGGTGCGTTTGACCCAGTGCTTGTTGTGTTTCTTTCCCGCCTCGGTCTTGTACGTGGAAACGATCTTGGTCTTGCCCTTTCCGCCTTTGCCTTTTTTTGCCATATTCCCTCCGTCGAAACTTGCTAAAAAAGCCGTCCGCCGCTATCGCGACGAAACGGCTTCATTCCCCCATGACAAACGATAACTTGTTTTAGTACGTCCCGCCCATGCCACTGACGACCATTTGCGAGGCCGAAAGATTCACCCCGTTGGCTACCTCAACGTTGGTCGATGCGACAATCCATTTCATCTTCCAAGTGGCTCTTGGCCCCACCGTAGACGGAATCGGAAGCCCGTAGTACAGCCCATCGACCGTTAGGCTTTGGCCTTCGACGGAATCGATATAGTACTGGAACTGGTTCGTTTGAACCGGGTCACCGCCCGTTACGTATGACTTTGGCCCGTTCCCGTATCCACAAAATGCGGAACGCTTGCCAACCAGATCCGGATAGCCGTGATTGAGTATCAGCACCATTCGACCGTCTCCTGATCTTGTCTAGTCTTGCACGACTGGCAGCGACAACTGAATTCGGAACAATCCTCCCTGTTTCGGAAGATCGATAGCCGTTCCCAAAATCTGCTTTTGCAGAGCGTAAGTCAGAGACGTGCTCTGCGTTGGATCATCGGCCAAGCCGCTTGCGCCAAAGATGATTATGTCCTGTGGCGCCGGAGTCGCGTTGGTCAGAGACGCCTTACCTAAGACCGTGGCAATGCCCAATTCCTGCACGAATCCAAAGTTGCCTGGAGTGATCGAGTTCAGGAAAACCACCGGACGCACCGCAGTCCCCGAGCCGCCTGCCTGATCGTAGCTGGTAACAATGTTTTCGGTCGGCTTGCCCAGTGGGTCGCCGTCTGCGATTACCGCGGCCAAGGATGGCATCAGTCCGATGGTTCCCGTCTTGACATTCGCTGCGGTTGCTCCAGAGTCCACCAGCACGCGACGGTAGCGGCCAGCGTACAACAAGCCGGTTGCCGTGTAGGACAACTGAGCCGCTTCGCCGTTTGTCAGATCGAAATAGTCGCCGTTATTCAGACCCCCTGCATTGACCGGCTGGCCTGTGCGGAGATCAGAAAAAAATGAAGCAGACGTGTCGTTACAAGCATTCAAAGCAAGCCAAGTTGGCAGAATAGGTTGTTGCGGCATTAGACCGTCTCCTTCACAACTAAGAGCTAAACCCGAGAGCGACAGCGTTGTGCCTTGGCATCACGTTGTACAAGTTGGTTCCCAAACGCATGAACATTGCGTCCATCGAAACGTTGTTCGGCATAGGGCTGCGTCGTAGTCCGAAATTCCAACCCTTCTTGTCGGTCGGACGGCCTTTGAAACTTCCTGTTTCCAAGAAGTAGAGCACTTCCCCCACCGTGCAAGTGGCATTCGAAGGGAAGCCGCTTCCCGTTCCCGAAATCGTGACATTCGCTCCGGCAGTGGTGTACTGCGGGCTGGTAATGGTTCCCGTCTGCGTGCTCGATCCGGAGCCGTCTGAAAGATTCGAGTTGCCAGACTTGCCAGCAGTCGGAGCCAGCGACAGATACCCGCCAGCTATAGCCGATGGTGCTAGTGGGTCGGGATAGATATCCACACCGTTGAAGGTGAATCCATCCCAAGCAATGTCATGCTTGGTATTGGAAACATCCCGGCGCTGCGCATCGAGCGCATTTCCCACCGCGGCAAAACCAAAAACGTTCGTGATTCCCAGATCCGGCTTGCCTCCGGTCACAACGCACTGCGCCCAGAGTTTCATGAGCGCATTGAAATCAATTTGTCCAGTTCCCGCAGCAGCTAGGGCAGACGTCGTACCAGTCGTCGGTTGCTGGCCCAGCCATAGAGGAGTCGAATTCAGCGCTGGACCGATAACACCGTTTCGGGTATCGCCGCCATAGGTTGCGTAAATGTTGCCGAACGGAGATGGATCGATTCCGTTATTGAGCGCTTCATCCAAGCCGTTCGTATTTAGCACTCGATTGTCGGAGATATTAGGACCGGAAGGCTGGCCATGTCGGAAAGAATCCATTTCGAGCATCGTATTCAGAGTCATGGTCATATTTTCCATGAGTATCTGATACTGATTCACGATCATGGCTGGACCGGAGTTCACCACTCCACCAGTCCCGCTACCGTCGTCCAACTCCCAATCATCAAGCGGCGCCCAGGTAACGTAAGCTTTGGGCAAAAACTTCATGCCCGTGTTCAACTGCTGGCGCGTGACTGTCACCGTCGATCCCGGCGCCACCGCTTTCCCCTGCACGCGACCGTAGATGAAGCCTTCAAACATTCCCGAGCCGCCCAGGAATGGGTCCATGACTCCGGCCTTGCGCAACTTGGCTTGAAAGGGAGTGTCTACGAAAAGGTTATCGAAAATAACATTGCGTCTTACGCTTTCAAGGTTGCCCGCATCTATCTCATTATAGAGGGGATCTGAGATAGTGCATTGCAGAGGACTTATGCCACTGGCAGCGCTCTCAGTGAATAGTCCGCGACTGTCAGAGAGCATGTGTTTCGAGATGTTAAACATTCAGTCCTCCCAAGTCCTTCTTTTATTGCTACGCCTGCGCTGCGTTCTCCGCGAGTTCCCTGGTAATAACCTGCCGAGTAGCAGCGTGACGCTGTTCCCGCGTCATCTTCAACGGGTCAGGACGGGTGCCCTCTTTGACTGCCTTGTCGATGGTCGAGAATTGCGAGGTAATGGCCTGCCGCAGATTGGGATTATTTCCGCCCCGCTCTGCCCACTCTTTTTCCTTTGCGCTTACGGCAGCGGTCACGGCAGCATCAATTTCCTTTTTCTTTTCTTCTGCCTTGCGAGCCGCTTCCTTTTCCGCGAAGCCGTATTTCTTGGCTGCATAGTCGGCAGGACTCATGCGCTGTGCTGCCGCTTCCCGAATGATTGCCGTAGGCGCGTCCGGCATCTCCGTACCGAATAGCGAACGGTACTTCCACTGCGTATCCGCGGCGAACGAGAATGCCCCGCCCAGATCGTCGCGCAGTTTCTTTTCGATGTCCACAAATGCCGGAGATCCGGGAACCTGATTGGCGCCGGTTACGAACCTTCCAGTCTGGTCGCGCTGAGCTGCGGGAGCGGTATTCAAAATTTCCGGAATCTGGAAGCCACCTTCTTTTGCCGCCTTGAGTGCAGCTTCGTAAGCGGCCAGTTTAGTGTCGGCGGCTGCTTTCTCATTGGCCCACTTGTCGAGAGCGGGCGCGATTTCCTGTTCGTACTGCTGCGCTTGAAGTCGTTTGACGTTTTCCGCCTGCTCCAAAGTCTGCGCGGCAGTCGAGACAACTTGCGTCAGGCCGGTCTTGACTTTCTCGTCTATCGCTTTGATTTGCTCATCAGTCAAGCCGGATTCACGCAAAATATCTTCGACTGTCTTAGGCATGGGAGTCCTTTTTAAAGTGGCGGGGTAGCGCCAGTCGGTTGCGGCTGCGGTTGCGAAACCATAGCAGTCTGCGCTTCCTGAATTCCCTGTGCGGCTTTTTCCAGTCCAGCCGAGAGTACGGGATTCGACTGCGCTAGACGCTTACAGAGTTGATACAACTGCGCGAGCACGATTTGGTCGCGACTCGCGGGAGCCTGCGAGGGAGAACCAGAGGGAGAAGGAGCACCGCCGTCAGGTGCTCCCTGCTGAGTTGGATCGGGTTGAGCGGGAGAGGCCAAAACTTACCTCTTGCCCCGTCCGCGCTTCCCGCTCCGGCGTTTCTTGCCACGGCCTTTCTTGCCCCTGTGGTGACCGCCGACAATCTTGGTGTGCTTGGAATGTTTCGCCACGGTATCTCCTTTTTGGTTTTCTTCGTCTATGCCGACGATCTTGAGTTTTTTTCTCTTGGCCATCGGTCATGTTCTCCAAAATAGAAACGGCTCAGCCGTTTCCCGGTTGAGCCGCTGGCATTCCACGGAGGCGCTTGGCGAATCTCTTTGACTTACAACGTCTACGCTAAAGTTCCTCTTGGTGTCAATGGGAAACTAAACACCGAGTATCTCGCGCACCTTCTGGCGCTGTCCGTCGAGCGCTTTGGTCCGTTCGACTAACGCGACTTTTTGCACTCCACCTTGCGATAAATGCACGATCAACTGGCCGTTCACTTTTCTCTCACGGAGCCACGCCACCACAGTATCGACAGGCAGTTTGGGGTCAACCGTAGTTTCCGTAACCAGAAAATCTGAGTTCTCTTTTACCATTTGTTCGTCGTCCCATTTCATGACTCTTTAATCCCGGTCCTAGGATCTCCTCCAGCCCCACCCTTTTTATAAGCCTTCGGTGATTTTTGGCCCGTGGGAGGTCTACCGCCGCCTTTCCCCTGTCCCGGTCCTCCTCCTCCTGCCGCTCCTGGATCAAGACCCATCGACTGCATCAACTTCATTTCTTCCACCTTGAACTTTAATTCCTCTATGGCTTCGTTTTGCCATTTCTCGCGCTCCGTATTGCCTTTCACTTCCCCATAATTTTCCACGCCCAGTTTTTTCATGACGGTTGCCCAGGAAATCGGCGCGTTCTGCCGTTTGAGTGTTAGGAACTTTAACTGCTCCGCTTGCTGCGTGATCTTGAGGAGCGTACTGGGAACGGATATGAGCCGGATATTTTGCGCCAAGCGCTTGGCGCGTTCCACGTCGGGGTATTGGGATGGCTTGTGGGTCTGTTCTAGTCCGACTCCATCTGTCGGAATTACTCCGTTTACGTACTCATCGGGCAAGTGGCTGGGAATCAGCGAAGCGGGGTCGAAATCCAAAACTTCAGACGTGA